CTCACAATTTGCGACAACGAATACACCGGATACGGCCATTAAATTGACCGTTGATGATAAGCAAGAGCTGTCCATTGATCCACGCATTGCTGGCGTTGGTCCTGAGGACCCTATGTCTATCAGGGAAATCGCCAAGCGTGAAACATATTTGACAAAGTTTAAATGGGACATTGGCACAGCACCTGAAACTTTATTGTGGAACGCGCGTATTGATCCCGTTACATGGGCAGAGAATGCAGGACCTCCAACATCGTTTCATTTTCCATCATGTGCGATGGCAGCTTTGCCGTTTAAGTATTGGACTGGTACCATGAAATTTAGGTTTCAGATTGTGTGCTCGGCGTTTCACAAAGGCAGATTGAAATTTGTATATGATCCACAGTTTTTGGCTTCAAATGAGTACAACACAAATTATCTTGAGATTGTTGATATTGCTGACACACAAGATTTCACCATTGAGGTTGGTAATGGTCAATCTACTACATTGCTTGATCATCATTTGCCTGGGTTAGATTCTGTGACGCAGATGTATTCCACAACGCCTTATGCTTCTCAGGAAGAAGGTAATGGCGTCATTGGAGTATATGTTGTTAATGAACTCACCACGCCTAATAGCACAGTTAACAATGATATTGAAATTAATGTTTTTGTGTCGATGGGTGATGATTTTGAAGTTTTTGTGCCTGATGATCACTTTCAAAGGTTTGTTGTCAAACCACAATCAGGTAAAGAAGCTTTGGTGCCTGAAAGCCAAGCCACAACTGAACCATCAGCACCTCAGCAATCTTCTACTGACCAGGTTGGACCTGGTAAGCAAGACACTGCTTTGGTCAACATGGTGTACACTGGTGAATCCATTATGTCATTTCGCCAGCTTTTGAAACGATACACAATATGGCGACGTGAAAATACCGATCTAATAGGAGGATATAGGAGATTGTTACGGAGCCAGAATATGTTTCCATTTTTGAGAGGAGCAGTTGATGGAGCTGTTGATCAAACTGGGGCATTGACATCGTATAATTATTGTAATACCTTGTTGCTTCATTGGGTGACATTAGCATTTTCAGGTTGGAGAGGAGGAATTCGTTATAAAGTTGCATTTCAAACAAGCAATGCACAAACACCAGCGAATACCTCTTCCAGGGTTTACGTTCAGAGAGAAGATATCAATCCATTTGGTGTTAATTCTTACAATCGTTCAATAGCAGTTCAAGCTGATTACGGTACAATTCCTGAAGCTGCGCAAACTGTCATGATTGGAGGAACTGATGTGACTGGAGCCAAAGGTGCTTTGTTTGCTTGCGATAATATTAATCCGACTGCTGAGTTTGAGGTACCGTATTATTCGCAGTTTCGATTTACTCCTGGTAAAACGCAAAATTGGACTGGTCTTGCGTACAACCGCACACCAAATTTTAAAATGGATGCAATACTTTATGTCAATGCAAAAGCTACTATTGATTACAGTGTTGCAGCTGCTGAGGATTTCCAAGTGTACTTTTTCTCGGGATTGCCGAGGATGTATTATGAGGAGATACCACCTGCGCCTTAGGCGACACGAAGACATGGAGTTATGTCTATAAATAATAACTCAAAGGTTATCACACACCTTAACAAGTGTGATCTTAATAAAATAAGAGTCTGTGGCCGACTCTGGCGTTGAAAAGCGACCGGGCTAACCGCCGAATAAAATTTGTAAAACCTTGACTAGGTAGCATTACTGTTCGGCGAAAGCCGATGGTTATGTCCCGTGGAGAATTTCTCCGGGTCCTAGCAAGGGAGTCACAAATTTTAATAGCGGTAGCCCCGAGACCATCGTGAGATCGTCCCGAATGCACCTCCTAAGAACTATTTTGGAGGGAGATGCATACCGGT